ACAGATATTCGGTTGGTATTACTTTGTAGAGCGAAGTGTATTCATCCCTGGGGAGGGACGAAACCTTGGTCATTACGAGAATAAACGAATCAAGAAACGTTTAGTAAATAAACAATACTTGATTGTGGCTCGAGGTGCAGCAAAGACGATGTATGCGTCGTACATTCAGAGTTATTTTCTGAATGTAGATACGACAACTACTCAGCAGATCACAACTGCGCCGACAATGAAGCAAGGTGAGCAAACACTGTTCCCAATTAAGACCTCGATAACTCGTGCTCGTGGTCCTATGTATAAGTTTCTTACAGATGGTTCGCTTCAAAATACTACGGGTAACCGAGCGTATAGGCAAAAGCTTTGCTCTACTAAAAAGGGTATTGAAAATTTCTTAAACGGTTCAATCCTTGAGGTCAAGCCGATGAGTATTGACAAACTTCAGGGTCTGACTGTCAAGTGTTCTACAGTTGACGAATGGCTTTCCGGAGACATCAGGGAAGATCCAATCGGTGCAATTGAGCAGGGAGCTTCCAAAGTTGAGGATTATCTGATCGTTGCGACAAGTTCGGAAGGAACGGTCCGAAACGGTGTCGGAGATACTATCAAAATGGAATTAGCTTCAATACTTAAGGGCGAGTACATTAACCCACATGTCTCTATCTGGTGGTATAAACTTGACGACATTAAGGAAGTAGCAGATCCTGAGATGTGGATTAAAGCAAATCCGAACCTTGGAAAAACAGTTTCATATGAGACATATCAGTTGGATGTGGAGAGAGCTGAAAAAGCTCCAGCTTCACGCAACGATATTCTCGCAAAACGTTTTGGTATACCTATGGAAGGGTATACCTATTTCTTTACCTATGAGGAGACGAAAGTCCATAGGCGAAGAGATTTTTGGTCAATGCCGTGTGCATTAGGTTGTGACCTTTCACAGGGCGGAGACTTCTGTTCATTTACGTTTTTATTCCCGTTGAGAGATGAGAGTTTTGGAATTAAGACAAAGAATTACATCTCTTCGCTAACGTTGAAGAAGTTGACGTTGGCTATGCGTGAAAAGTATGAAGAATTCATACGAGAAGGGAGCCTCACGGTTCTCGAGTGTAAAGTCCTTGATATGATGGAGGTCTATGACGACCTTGATCGGTTTATAGACTCAAGCGGTTATGACGTCAGAGCGTTTGGATTTGACCCATACAATGCGAAAGAATTTGTAGACCGATGGGTCATGGAGAATGGACAGTATGCAGTCGAGAAAGTAATTCAGGGAGCAAAAACAGAATCTGTTCCGCTTTCAGAGCTAAAGACTTTGGCTTCAGAGCGGATGTTATTGTTTGACGAGCAAATTATGCAGTTCGCTATGGGCAACTGTATTGCTCTTGAAGATACTAACGGCAACCTTAAGTTGTCCAAGAAGCGATATGAGGCGAAGATCGACCCGGTTGCGGCAATGATGGACGCGTATATCGCTTGGAAAGCGAACAAAGATAATTTCGAGTGAGGTGAACTTCAAAATGGAAGAAAATAGAGCCTACTCCGTCGACGATGAACTGATGCACTATGCTAAAGGTCAGAGAGCCCGAAATCATAAGTACGTCGCAATCCGAAACGGACGCTACATTTACCCTGATGACGTGAGCGGTGCGTATCAGGGAATTACGAATGCCGCTAGACGTGGTATTAATACCGTCGAAAGTGTCCAGAGAAGAGCTGGAGAGAGTCTTAACAGTTTCCTTAATGGAGTAAATGACAATCGTCATGAAAAAGAAGCTGCTAGACAACAGAGAATCCAGAGCGCTCTTGATGAAGCAACCAAGAAGGCTGCAGCAAGAAAGAAAAAGAAACAGAAGGAAGAGAAAGACGCTTTCGAGTCAATTATGGACCCGTTCAGGAGGGTTGAGAATAGAAGAAAACAAGTTGTTAGAACATATAAGAACGAAATCGAGAAACCCATCGCAAATGAGCTAGACCGTCAGAAGAAGGTTCATACCCAGCTGAAGAAGGAACGTCAGGAGAAGATCACAAACGTAAAGAATACGCTTGATAATCTTCCTAGCACAGTTAAGAAAACAGCTAAAAATGAGCTCGATTGGTGGAGAAGCCCGACTCGTCAGAAGGGCCAGCAGGCCATTCAGAAGATCAGCGCTAGCGACTTTATTGCTGAGAATGAGAAACGTGCTCGTCAGGCTGCCGCTAAGAAAAACACGTCTTCTCAGCGCAGTTCTGCTATGAAGGAAAAGTCTTCTTCTGCACACAATAGAGCGCAGGCGAAAAGACGCTCTGCTGCTAAGAATAAACAGCGCATTGCCAACGCCAAGGCATCTCGCGCTAGATAAGGAGGGTTTTACATGGAAGAGAAGAGATCTTATTCCGTTGATCCCGAGTTGATGCATTACGCAAGAGGTCAGAGAGCTCAAAATCATAAGTACATAGCTATTAAGAATGGGAAATATATTTACCCAGATTCAAAAACGGCTATGAATCAGGTTATGAGTGAAACCTCGGATGTCTTGAGCAAGAGACAGAAACAGCGAGCTTATTTAGAAGGTGGCCGCCAAAGACGATTGAATAATGGCAGTTGGATTGATTCCGAGATAAGAAAACGAAGAAATAATCCATATGTAAAAAAATACGGAAAAGGCCAACCTTTATATAAAGAGAAAACTAACGATGGTTCACCATATACTGGAACAGACCCTATATATGGAAAAACGACCATTGTTCGTCGAACGCCTCGTTCGATGGTTGGTGAAACAACAGGTCACTTCGTAGATCCAAATAGTCGTCGTGATACTAATTTTGGTGGCGATACTCACCATAGTGATCTCGTTAGACCAAGGATGAAAAAATACGAGACCAAACTTAACAGTAGAATGGATAAGGCGCAATCACGGTATAATTCTATGGTTGACAGAATGGCTACTAACGGAAGTCTAACAAATGAGCAAGCGAGTGAAGCAAAGCGTACTTTTGATGAAACACGAAAAAAAGTAGTAGATGAAAATATCAAGAAGACATCCAATAAACTTCATGGTGCGGCAGTTAGAGGAGCTATTATTGGAAGAAAAATTTCAGAAGCTCCGGATAAGGCTTACAAGTCTGTTTCGAAAACCGCCAAAGATGCCTACCGTATTGGATCTAATCTTAAGACTAGAGCTGCGAAAGAAGTTAAAAACGCTACGACTTCTGCCTCCAAGTCTGCCACTAAGACTTATAACAACCTGCGTAAAGATGTCAGCCGTACTGCCAAGAATGCTTCAAAGGCAGTTTCCGGTGCGTACAAAGATACGACAAGTAGCTTGGAGAAATCCTATAAATCTACTAAGAAGAAAGCCAACAAAGCTAAGAAGAATGCAACTAAAACGTTGAGAGGCTATGCTTCTAAAGGTAAGAGCACGATTAACAGAATTATCAACTAACAGGCGGTGATGAATTTGCCAAAAGTTACTGAGAGGCTCCAGCATGCCTGGAACGCCTTTGTTAATAATCGTGATCCGACGATTACATATGGGGACAACTTCAGTGTCTCCAGCTCGTATCAACCGTCTTTTCGGAGAGCATGGTATCGCGGTAACGATAAGTTCCTTATCACCGCTATTATTAATCGAATTGCAATCGACGTAGCGGCCATCTCGGTTCAGCATGTAATCGTGGATGAGGATGGTAATGTTCTTGAGCAGGTACACGATGGACTAAACGAATGTCTGACTGTTGAGGCCAATGTTGACCAAGAAGCCAGAGCTTTTCGTCAGGATGTCATCCAGTCTCTGCTCGAGGAAGGTGTCATTGCAGTAGTTCCGGTTGATACAACTCTGGATCCTTCAAAATCAAATTCATATGATATTAAATCGATGCGTATCGGGCGAATCACCCAGTGGTTTGCCGAGTACGTACGAGTCGAATTGTATAACGAGAAGACAGGGCGCCATCAGGAAGTAACGCTTCCGAAAAGAATGGTGTCTATTGTCCAGAATCCGTTATACGCAGTGATGAATGAACCGAACTCGACACTCCAAAGACTCATGAGAAAGCTTACATTGCTTGATGTAGTCGATGAGCAGTCAAGTTCCGGTAAATTAGATTTGATTATTCAGCTTCCATATGTCGTTAAGTCTGAAGCAAGACAGAAGGAAGCCGAGAAAAGAAGGAAACAGATCGAACAGCAGCTCGAGGGAAGTAAGTATGGCATTGCCTACATCGACGGAACCGAGCATATTACTCAGCTAAACCGGTCTCTTGAGAATAATCTCATGAAGCAGGTTGAGTATTTGACTAATTTACTTTACAGCCAGCTAGGCCTGACTGCTGAAGTAATTAATGGCACAGCAGATGAAGCAACGATGCTGAACTACAACAACCGAACGGTAGAGCCAATCGTCTCTGCTTTTGTTAACGAGATGAACCGTAAGTTCCTTACCAAGACGGCTAGAACTCAGCACCATAAAATCAAGTATTTCAATGATCCGTTCAAGCTTGTGCCGGTTAATCAGATTGCGGAAATCGCGGATAAGTTTACTCGAAACGAGATCCTCACCTCCAACGAGATCAGATCTCTTATCGGTATCAAACCGTCTGACGATCCGAAGGCTGATATGTTGCTTAACAGCAACCTTAACCATGGAAATGAAGTCTATGGCCAGGGTCCTAACATGGATCCAAATATGCAGCAGTATCCCGAAGAGGAATACTATCCGCAGTAAAACTTCAAAATGTAATAAATTCACTACGGTCTTTGTGACACTGGCGTGGAATGAGAGAAGGTACAACCACATTCCGCAATGGTAGATACGAAGGCTGTTTTTGTTTTATTGGAGGATTTATATGAGCAAATACGATTTTAGTGGCTATGCCACTCGTAACGACATCGTTTGCTCCGACGGTAGAACAATTCGAAAAAATGCTTTTGCCGATCAGGACGGACAGAAAGTCCCTCTGGTATGGCAGCATCAGCACAACTCTCCTGACAATATCCTTGGTCACGCACTTCTCGAGAATCGTGAAGACGGCGTGTATGCATATTGCTCGTTTAATGGTACCGAAGCTGCAGCTCGTGCAAAAGAGCTTGTGCGGCATGGTGACATCAAATCCCTTTCTATTTATGCCAATCGGCTTCAGCAGAAAGCAGGAAATGTCATCCATGGTGCTATTAGAGAAGTCAGCTTGGTGCTTACCGGTGCTAATCCCGGAGCTTTTATCGATTTTCCTGTTCTCGAACACGGAGACGATGCCGAAGTTTCTGAAGCACGTATTTACATGTTTCAGGAGATTACCCCTTATCTGGCTCACGAAGACGGCGGAGACGAAGGCTACGACGATTCGGATGATTATGACGATGACGTCGACGATACGGACGACGATTACGACTATGACGATTCCGATGATGTAGATGACGACTACGACGATGATGAGTCTGATTACGAGGATGAAGACTATGAAGAGGAGGATGACGATATGGGCGAAGATTCCATTCGTGAGATCTACGAAAATATGACACCTGAGCAGCAGGGCGCTGTTGAGGTACTGGTCGGCCTCGCACTCGAAGATGCTGAGGATGACTTTGAACATTCCGAAGAAGGAGATTATGAAGATATGAGATACAACGTGTTTGACAACTATGAGGACGATTCCATCATTCACGGCGAAGACCTGGATGCTCTTATCCACGATGGTCTGGCTGATGGCAAGAGCTTTGGCTCCCTGAAAGAGAGCTTCCTGGCTCACGCACAGGACTATGGTATTGACGACATTACCTTCCTGTTCCCCGAGTATAAAAACCTGAACAACCCGCCCGAGTTCATCAAACGTGACACCGGCTGGGTCAGCAAGTGGATGTCCGGCGTAACCAAACGCCCGTTCAGCCGCATCAAATCCCAGTTCGCGAACATCACCGAAGATGAAGCTCGCGCAAAGGGTTACATCAAAGACAACCTGAAGAAAGAAGAAGTCTTCACCCTGCTCCGCAGAACGACTGACCCCCAGACCATCTATAAGAAACAGAAACTGGATCGTGACGACATCCTGGACATCACCGACTTCAATGTCGTTGTCTGGATGAAAGCAGAGATGCGCGGCATGCTGGAAGAGGAATGCGCTCGCGCAATGCTGATCGGTGATGGTCGTTCCACCTCTGATACTGATAAGATTCAGGAAGCCCACGTTCGTCCGGTTATCACCGACGAGGACCTGTTCACCATCAAAGTTCCCGTTGATGCCAGCGATCCCACTAAGTTCTATGAGAACATCATTGACCAGTCTATCCGTGGCCGTAAGACCTATAAAGGCACCGGCTCTCCGATCTTCTGGACTGTTGAGGACTACATTTCCGAGATGCTCCTGCTGAAAGACGGCATCGGTCATCGTCTGTATAAGACTGAGGCTGAGCTTGCTACCGCAATGCGTGTAAGAGAGATCGTGCCTGTCGAGGTCATGGAGGGTCAGAAAGTCAAAGTCAACGGTACCGATTACGATCTGATCGGTGTCATCATCAACCCGGTGGACTACACCGTCGGCGCTGACAAAGGCGGCCAGGTTGCCATGTTCGAAGACTTCGATATCGACTACAACCAGGAGAAATATCTGATTGAGACCCGTATGTCTGGTGCTCTGACCAAGCCGTTCTCCGCTATCGTGCTGTACAAAGACACCACTGGCAGCAAGACCGTTTCCAAGTGGAGAGATAAGAAAGACGGTACCACTGCCAACGGATACACCGAGGAATCTGGTAACGGAGAGCCGTAATCGGACTTCATAATAGAAGTAAAACCAGAGAGTAGCAAAAGATCCTTCACATGATTTCTGTTTACCTCTTTCATTTCTCTAATTATGTCAACCCAATGTTGCTCTCTGGTTTTATTAGGAGGAAAGTATATGGCTAGGTTTTACGGTAAAGTCGGTTACATGACGACAAAAGAAACCAAACCAGGCGTGTGGACTGAGGTCGAAGAGGAGCATACCTATTACGGAGATGTTCTGGATAATCGTCATAGATGGGTTCCTACAGACAAACTCAATGATGACGTAACTGTAAGTAATAGAATCTCCATCATGGCTGATAGTTTCGCATGGGACCACTTTTCTCACATTCGATACGTGTGTTGGATGGGCGTTAAATGGAAGGTAACTTCTATCAGCGTCGAGAGACCCAGGCTTGTACTCGAACTTGGAGGTGAGTGGAATGGCCCGGAGACTTAAACTCCATGATGAGCTTGTTGAGAAGCTCGGAATACAGAATTGTTACTTTCAACCTCCAGAAAGTATAAAGCTGAAATATCCATGCGTTATCTACAAAATGGATACCGGCGATACACAGTTCGCCGATGATGTGCCTTTTACTTTTAGAAGGCGTTATGAGGTCATCGTAGTCAGTAAAGATCCTGATGATGAACTCATAGATAAAATTGCATATCACTTCCCAATGAGTAGGTTTGGACGTTTCTATACGTCAGACAACCTCAACCATTGGACATTTCAAATCTATTATTAAGGAGGATACACCATGAGCAAACTTGTTTGGGATAAAAATACTGAACATTTTTATGAAACTGGTGTACGCCAGGGCGTGCTGTATACAGCAAAACCCGATGGTACATATAACAGCGGCGTGGCTTGGAACGGCCTGACCGCAGTAACTGAGTCTCCTTCCGGAGCAGATGTTACTAATCTGTATGCTGATGATATCAAGTACCTGGCTCTTCGTTCCGCCGAAGACTTTGGTGCAACCATCGAAGCATACACCTATCCTGACGAATTCGCAGAGTGCGATGGATCAAAATCCATTTCTACTGGCGTAACAATCGGTCAGCAGCCTCGTAAGAGCTTTGCGTTCTCCTACAGAACTGCAATTGGTAATGAGGTCGAATTTGAGGATCACGGCTATAAGATCCACATCATTTATGGTGCTTCTGCTTCTCCGTCTGAGAAGAACTATCAGACCATTAATGATTCTCCTGAAGCCATCACCTTCTCTTGGGAACTGAGCACTGTTCCGGTAAGCGTCACTGGCGCAAAACCGACTGCTCACTTGGAGATTGACTCGACTAAGATTGCCGCGGCTGCTCTCACTGCTATCGAGAATAAACTGTACGGCACAGATGATGGAGAACCGACTCTGCTTCTTCCGGACGAGATCGTTTCTCTGATTTCCAGCCTGAACACCTAATTAAGTTTAGGAGCCTGTCTTAATTGATGGGCTCCTCTTTTTATTTATGAAAGGAGATTAACCGATGCTTAAGAAAACTATTAAGTATGTCGATTACAACGACGAAGAGAGAGAAGAGGATTTTTACTTTAACCTCACCAAGGCTGAGCTGACCCAGATGCAGCTCTCCGAAAAGGGTGGTCTTGATGCTGTTCTGGACAGAATGCTCCAGACAAGAGACGAACCTAGCATGATCAAAATGTTTAAAGAGATCATCGACCTGTCTTATGGTGTTAAGAGCACCGATGGTAGAAGATTCATTAAGAATCAGGAAGTACTCGACGACTTCCGTCAGACCGAGGCCTATAGTGTCCTGTTTATGGAGCTGGCTACTAATTCTGAAGCAGCCGCTGAATTCATCAATGGTATTGTGCCTAAGGAAGTAGCCTCTGGCTTGGCAGAAACAATCAAACAGTAAAGGGTGATCAAAATGTTGCGAATAGTTGTACCTGAACAAGAACTATTTGACGAAGCAACAGAGACTTTTCACCTGACAAAAGAGCAAACACTTAACTTAGAACATTCTTTGGTGTCAATCTCAAAATGGGAATCGAAATGGAAGAAACCGTTTCTAAGCGATGATAATAAATCCCTTGACGAAATACTCGATTATATTCGTTGTATGACTCTTACTCAAAATGTTGACCCTATGGTTTACCGTTCGTTAACGCCAGAGAACATTAAAGAGGTCACTGAGTATATAAACGATAAGATGACTGCAACGTGGTTCTCTGAAAACTCCAATAAG